ACAATGCTAAATTTGACTACAAATTTATAAAGCATTGGGGTAACATAGAATGTGAAGGTATTTATGATACATTTTTAACTGAAAGGGTATTAAACTGTGGTAAAGACGGAGTTAGGTACGGACTTAAAGATGTGTGTAAGAAATATTTAAATGTTGAGTTAAATAAAGAGGTAAGAAACCAATTTATAGGACTAACAGGTCAGCCTTTTAGATCTGATCAAATAGTTTATGGTGCTAAAGATGTAGAGTACTTAATAGGTGTGAGGAAACATCAGCTCCCATTAATAGATACTTATAAACTAAATAATGTAGTTGACCTTGAAAATGAGGCTGTTACAGCATTTGCAGACATAGAGTATAATGGTTTAGATTTAGACACAGAGTCTTGGAAAAAGATAGAAGGTATTAACAAGGATAAAGCTAATGAACTTCAAGAAAATTTAGATGATCTAGTTAGAGTTGATAGTAGAGTTAAACATTTTGTGTCTACATATATACAAACAGATATGTTTACTCCTATTGATGACATTAGAGATATAGATATTAAATGGACATCACCTAAACAAGTGCTTGAGGTATTTCAATGTATACTGCCTAAGCTTGAGAATGTTAACGGTAAGCAAATGTATAAACATAGGTTTAAATATCCATTAATAGATAAGTATGTTAAATATAAAGAAGCTATGAAATTATGCACATCTTATGGTGATGCATTCTTTAAGAATTTAGCAGGAGATAATAAAATACATACAAATTTTCACCAAATTCTAGATACAGGTAGAGTTAGCTCTTCCAAGCCTAATATGCAACAGATACCTGCAGATAATATCTATAGGAATTGTTTTATTGCGCCTGATGGATGGAGTTTTGTAAGTGCAGATTACAGTTCGCAAGAATTAAATGTAATTGCCTTTGGATCTAAGGATCCAGTATGGTTGGAAGCTTTAGAAGAAGGCCAAGACTTACACTCTACCTGTGCTGAATTGGTGTATGATAAGAAATGGTCTGACTCAGCAGAAGAAGATTGTGCATACTATGTTAATAATGCTAAACAGAAATGTAATTGTCCAACACATAAAAAACTTAGAACAAATGTTAAAACAATTAATTTTGGCCTTGCTTATGGTATGGGGCCTAACAAGCTTGCTGATACCCTTAATATTAGTATTGATGATGCTAAGCTTCTTATTGATAAGTATTTTGAAGCTTTTCCATCTATTAAAGGATTTCTTGAGAAGCTAGGTAATTATGGGAAGAAGTTTGGATATATTAAAACATTTCCTCCATATAATAGGAAGAGATGGTTTAGTAATTGGTATCCAAAGATTTGGAACAATAAATCATCTATGATGGAGCTTGGTAGTATTGAGAGAGCATCTAAAAATACTCCTATACAAGGAGCTAGTGCTGATATGACTAAACGTGCGTTAGTATTAATGCGAACATATATTCAAAGTCGTAATGCACCAGTTAAATTAGTAATGACTGTACATGATCAGATAGATACTATTTGCCACAATGAATATTTAAATGAGTGGACAAGAGATATGCAAGCAATAATGGAAGAAGCTGCATTAGAAATAGTAACAAATGGCTTATTAAAAGCTGAAGTATCAGTAAGTGATTGTTGGGAAAAATAATTAAAAATTAAAATAATAGATATGAATTGGAACAGTAAAACAAAGCAATGGACAGAGCTTAAAAGCTTGTCTGTTATTAAATTAGCTACAATAGCTAATAAACTCAGAGCAAAGCGTATGTCAATAAAAAACATAGCTGAGGTTTTAAATAAGAGTGAAAGTAGAATAAGAGAGTATTTAAAAAGTTAAAAATAAAAAGATATGACAGGAATATTAATATTAATTATAGTAGTAGTACTAACTTTATTATTAGGGCGGTATGCTTTACAAAAAGGTATGAAACTAGAAGAAAAAAAGAATAAAAATTATGAGTAAAATAAAAGAAATAATAGCTAATCTTAATCAGACTATTAAAAAAATGTCTAAACCAACTGTAGTAGAAAGTGACAGCACTGCTTATAAATCAACTAGAGCTAAAAAAAGTCAGTTAATTAGATTAAGGGATGAATTATTAGAAAAAGAAAAGAAAAATGGATAAACATTTAGTGGAAGCATTTGTTTCAGAATGTAAGCGAGAACAAGAGTGGGTAGAAAGATATAAGTCTAACTACATTGAATTTGACGACTATTTTAAATATAGTGGTGAGGTTGACAATGATAGTCAAGAATGGATAGAGTATTTAGAAGCCCAGAAATATGCAAACATTAAAGCGTCACCAGTCGATAAATCAAGATCCAATTATTTTAGAATATATTGGTTAAAACTTAAAAATAAAAAATTATGATAAGAAAAACACAGGTTAACTCCCTTAAAAAGTTAAAGACTACCATAGACGGTAAACGAAAAACTGTCTATGATATACTTGTCTCAAAAGGTTCAGCTACAAATAGAATGATAGCTAAGACTTTAGGATGGGATATAAATAGAGTGACAGGTAGGGTAACTGAGCTAGTAAATTTAGGTTTAGTTACAGCTGATGATACAACTTATGATAGCGACACTAATAGAACTGTTACGTTATGGAAAGCACTGTGACTCAAGATATAAACACAATAAGAGATACAGAGCAAAGAAAAGCTCTTAACTCTTGGGCCAAACAAGGATTTGTTGGGTCAGTGATAGCTGGAACAGGCTTTGGTAAATCTAGAGTAGGAATATTAGCGGTAGATTATATATTAAAACAGAAGAGTAGAAGTAATAAAAAGTCTGCTTTAGTATTAGTTCCTACGGTACAATTGCAAGATCAATTTCGTGGTGAATTTGCTAAGTGGGGTTTAGGGCACTGTCTTGACCATGTAGATATTTTATGCTATCAGAGTGCTTATAAATTGCAAGGACAGCATTACGATATAGTAGTATGTGATGAGATACATTTAGGATTAAGTAATGAATATAGAAAATTCTTTAAGAATAATATCTATGATAGTCTATTATGTATGACTGCCACGCTACCTGAAGAAGATGAATACAGAGATATTTTAAACAAGATAGCACCTACAGCTTACTCAATTACATTAGATGAATGTGTAAATTTAGGAGTAGTAAGTCCTTATAATATATCTTGTGTCCCTGTAACTTTAACTCCAGATGAAAAAGCTGCATATAAAAAAGCTAACAATAGTTTTGTTCAATGGAAGTATCAATTAGGACAATTTAATGCTTTTGAAAGCGCTCAAATGATAATGGCTAATAAGAATGCATTACCAGGAGAAAAACAAAAAGCAGTAATGTTTTATAAAGCTATTAGAATGAGGAAAAAGATAGTAGATTTTGCAGAAAATAAGATAACTAAGTTTAAGAACTTATATAAAAAGAATAAAGGCAAAAGAATTCTAGTATTTAGTGGAGCTAATGATTTTACAGATAAACTATGTGATTCTGTTAAACCTAATGCAATGGCTTATCACTCTAAGAAGACTAAAAAACAAAAAGAGTTAGCTTTAGATTCATTTAGAGATGGATCTATTAATGTGCTGTGTTCTACAAAAGCTCTTAACCAAGGATTTGATGTACCAGATGCAAACATGGGTATTATCTGCGGAATTACAAGTAAATCTTTATCAATGATTCAAAGAGTTGGTCGTTTGATTAGATTTAAAGAAGGCAAAATAGGGGAAATTATAATACTGTATGTAGCTGATTCTCAGGAAGAAAAGTGGCTAAAAAGTGCAGTTAAAGACCTTAGTAATGTTGTCTGGAAATAAAATAATATTAATATTTAAAAAATTTGTACAGTATGAAAAACATTAGTATATTTGCAACAGTTATATATTTAATTATAAAAGATTCTTTTATAGCCCTAACTGCCAGGAAAGCTGAAAAGACTATTATAGTTGAATTTACTAAATTGATTAGGTTATGAAGATAGATATAGATTTTGAATTACTCCAACAGACACAATTAAGTGCGGATGATTTTCTTTATTTATATATTATCTATAGAAAAGGTTTTAACTATCTAACAACGCTTAATCTTAAACCAAATTTAGATGAATTACAATCAAAAGGCTACATTACGCTAGGTGAAACCGCTGATCAACATGTTATTAGACAAGAGTTTATAAATCTCTTTTCTAATAACTTTGATCAGATGTTTGCTGAGTTAGTAAATGTATATCCTATGAAAGTTAATTCACTTAGAAGTGGGGTCAGAATTCTTCATGCAAAGAATCCAGATGCTAAAGCAAATGAAAAAGCTAAAAATAAATATCGTAAAATTATAGGCAACAAAGCTTACAAGCATAAACATATACTTAATTGTTTAAATAAGCAATTAAATATAGACAAGGATAACCTCGGGTTTTTACAAAACTTAGAGGTATGGATTAATAACCATACTTGGGAAAAGTATGAAAACTTAGAAGAAAATGACACACGAGAAACTACCACCAGAATTACAAGATCCCTTTAAAGAAAGAGGATTTAAAAGTATCAACAAAGCTATCAGCGCATCGTTACATAATGTGCATGATGGTATGAATGGAAAACGTCAAGTTTACCCTACTAAATGGAGCAGACTAAATAAAAATTTACTTGGAGGATTACAACCAGGTAAAATGTATGTAATAGCAGGTCGACCAGGAGTTGGTAAATCAGCATTTAGTAATCAACTGATCTTTGACTTATTAGATAACAATCAAAATAAAAAACTCTTAGTTTTATATTGGAGTTTTGAGATGCCTGGACATCAGCAGATAATGCGTGCGGGTGCTAAAGGAACTAATAAAGAAGTTAGTGAATTACTGTCTGTTGAACATAAATTAGAAAGAGATGCATACGAACAATTTAAAGCAGAAGTGCTTAAGTATGCCCACTATCCAATTTACTTTAATAATATTCCTAGAAATATGGAATTTGTTAAAAATGCTAATATAGATATAACAAATAAAAAACCTGATCATACTATAATTAATGTATTTGATCACTCTAGACTTATCTTAAGTGATAAAGAACATGAGTTACAAAAACTTAACGAAGTATCTAAAGGTTGTATGTGGTTACAAGCTAAAATGGGATCTATAAATATATTATTATCCCAGTTAAATCGTAACATAGAACAAGAGCATCGCGCTAAAGCACAATACCAACCTTTATTAACAGATTTGTTTGGAGGTGACAGTATTGGTCAGGATGCGCATGTAGTTATGATGTTGCAAAGACCACATGATTTATATGGGATTACAGATGCATATTGCGGGGAAGATCCAGTTAAATTATTAGCAGTACATGTTGAGAAAAACCGTGATGGTTTATTAGGCATGATACCTTACGAGGCAGAGATGTCTACATTTACTATTAATGAAAGAGTAAAATGATGATTAAAATAATAAAATATAAACTATTTAGTATCTTCAAGAGAGGATTAACTGAAAATGAAAAATTAATTAAAAATATAAACAATTATGAGCAAAAGGAACGCCAAGAACAAAGCCAGGGTAGCGGTCTTAAACGAGATCAACTACATAGACAAAAGAGCAAAAAGATTTAAAAACAATGAAGATGAATTGTCAAGGTTAAAATCTAAAAGGGACAGTTTAAGGAATAAATTAAAAACTAAATAATATGGGACCAACAAGTAGATATGAAACACACAAAGCGCTTGAGAAAGCGCATAGTCAAACAAAAGAAAATATTATGGAATTACCAAAAACAAAGGTTAAAGCGAGCCGTAAATCGCCTAAGAACATGATAATATACGGTCCACCAAAGATTGGTAAGACTAGTGTATTAGCGGAACTAGATGATTGTCTGATCATAGACTTAGAAGATGGTTCAGATATGATTGATGCTTTAAAAGTTAAAGCTCATAGTTTGAAAGATTTACAAACTATTGGTTCAGCAATCATGAAGGAAGGGAGACCTTATAAATATATAGCTATTGACACTATTAGTAAATTAGAAGAATGGTGTGAAGGATATGCTAAACAAATTTATATGAAAACTCCAATGGGTAAAAACTTTGAACAAAAGAACCCTGGTGCATCAGTACTATCACTGCCTAATGGCGCTGGCTACTTATATTTAAGAATGGCCTACAAAGAATGGATAGATAAATTGAATAAACTAGCGGATCATATTATCTTAGTTGGACACTTAAAAGATAAGATGCTTGAGAAGAAAGGTAAAGAGGTTGCTGTTAAGGACCTTGATTTAACTGGTAAGATTAAGCAAATTACCTGCGCTAATGCTGATGCAGTTGGTTATATATTTAGAGAGGGAGAAGAAACTATGGTTTCATTTGACTCTATGGATGATATAACTGCAGGTAGTAGATGCAAACATTTAAAGGGTAAGACCATGCCTATGAATTGGTCAGAAATATTTATAGATTAATTAAACACAAAAAATGATTAAAATGAAAACAAATGTAACA